TCATAAGATGAACGCCCGCTTCTACTTCAGGGGTGATATCACCATCGAAATATTGATATATAAGATTCATTCATCAGTTTCCATAATTAAAAAAAGGGAGACATTGCTGTCCCCCTTATTTAGTTAAGCAAGTAAGGTTAGACAATACATAATGGTATAGCCACTAAGTACCGCAGCACAGATAACACCGATTTGGTCAATACGACTGTTATACGATTTTCTCTTTTGCATTTTTTGTTTCCTCGTTAGAATTGATTGATATCTTACGAGGCTTCTGACTATCAGGTATTACGACTTCCAATTTTATGGCAAGTAACCCATTCCTGAAATCAGCTCCAGTTACTTCAACATACTCCGACAGACGGAATTGTTTCTCAAACTTCTTAGTTGAGATACCCTTGTGAATATATTCCCTACCACGGTCTTCATGCTTACCTCGAACGGTAAGTGTGCGGTTCTGTATTACGATATCGATTTCATCTTCACCGAAACCGGCACATGCTAATTCGATAAGGTAATTGTTACCCCCAGTAGTAATAATATTATGTGGGGGAAAGTTATCGCCCGAGTTGCGTGAGACGCGGTCTAGGTCTTGAAACATAGAATCGAATCCTACGAATGCTGAGCGAGGGAATAGTGATTTTGTTGCTGTGTTTGTCATGTAATGACTCCTTAATTAAAAGCAAGTATAATAGGATACCCGAACCATTCGGCATATCCTGAGTCGCTATTTATACAAATAACAACCTTAGTAGTATTTCGACGGACAAGGGTCACCTTCAACTCCGAAGGAGAAGGAGACTCGTGATTCTCGTGGAATTACTTGATGATGCGTACCTCGGGGGAGGTACACGTACATACCCGGCTTAAAATCAAAAGGTTCATTGTTATTGACACCTTCTACTTTTAAACCGACAGTGCTGATCACTTGGACGAGAAAAACGTCCATAGAGTCTTTATGCCAAGGGTATGACCCACTCGCACGACCAAATCCACTAAACGCGATGTTAGTGATTTTATTGGCGTGTAGGGTGAATACGTCTTGCATCTCTTCATAAATGTTCTTAGCAAACTCCGGAGCACTTCCGCGAGAATGAAACTTATTTAATCCGATACGCATTTTGTCTGAGTTGCGATCATATAGATCGTCTGGATGCGAGTCCATCATCTTCATGAACTCATTCCAGCTGTAGGTATCTTCCATATTAAACGGAAGACTACCCACAAACGGAATTTTATTTTTTATATTGTCGTCACGGTTTTCAAAAATATCATAATAATCTGACATGATTTAGGTATTCCAAATAATTAATTATTACCTATATTGTACTTAGGCTGTAATGTCCAGTTGGCCTTATCTTGGTACGATATAATTTTAATCTGCCTCATCGGAGCGCAGTCTTTAGCAACTTCTTTATTCACTATGGCAACAAGACCCCAGTCCTGTAATAGAGTTGCTATGGTATTGCGACGTTCTACATCGCCTTCCTCAAGATTACTTTTCTTCCCATCTAGTAAAAACAGTTCTTTAAAATGAACTATGAAGTATCTACCCTGCTTATGTAGGATATGACAAGATTGGAATAGAGTATTGTCGCGACGGGATGCGACACCTATTCTGGTCAAAGTTTCTCTAACTTTGAGGAAGTCATCTGGCTCAGCCAACGTTATTTCTAACATCATATCTAAGTTCCATTTAACGAGATTTTTCTCTTCCACCTTTATACACCTTATTTTTTATTACGCTGATCTGTTCATCAGTCAATAATGATAGAGCCTGCCTGGCCTTTTCATTACTGTATCCATAATATTCTTTTATTAATTGAATGGCATCAGTCTGACTTGCTTTATTCCACTTAGAAAATCTCTTTCTTTTCCTAACAATATTTATAAGAAAGTCATTCTGAAGTCGCACACTAATATGATGTAATCTGTTCATTTCGTTGGCAAGAATTACGGTATCTGAGAAGTAGGATAGAGACCTATTAATCAGATAACTGTTATAATATGTATCATTATCCGCGTCTCCGACCAACAAATTCTTCTTGGTGTCATTAATGCTTTTTACGAAGTCAAAGGGACTTAATTTTTTAGATTCGGTCATCTATCTTACACCATCCTCTTCTAAAGTCTTTTTCATATAACGTATTAATTCTAGCAATCTGGTCTGCAGTCATGATACCATCGTATACTTTCATAGTACTAGCGTTGTCATGAATGTTTAGTCTATCCGCAGACAACCCCAGAGCAGAGGACTCATTTATCAGCACTAGTAATCTATTTAGTTCACTGATATCTACGACAATATCGTAGTCTTCCGGAACGCCCATGTACCATGACTGAGTATAGAAGTGATTATTTTTAACAGAACCATCTTCCATAGATATAATAACTTTTTCAATGTCACTATCCAATGAAGGAAGTTCATTACCACGGCCACTGCGAATGTGGCGGGCCTGGTTCGCTACGATGTACTCACACGCAGATTTGAATCTATCAATTGGATCTCTTCGAACCGCAAGTCTAAAACTATCCTTACGGAAGGGAATATCGAATTGGTCTCCTTCTTTGCGGACTTTATCTAGTCTACCCGCACGACCAATATACTCATCGTGACCTCTATGAATTCTATATAATTCTTTTAGGGTAGACATACCGTTCTTGGGGCAAAGTCTCACATCAACATTATTAGGAAAATATAATACGTTATCGGCGGGAGACATTTCATATAGTGAAGTATTTTGCATTATGCTTTTATTTCCACGTTTGCCATGACCTCAGTGAGGCAGGCGACTAGGTTAAGTTCGTGATCTTGAACAAACGCATTCTTATATTGATAATCACCAAGTATCAGCACTAATTGTGGAATACTATTGGGCACAACATAATCATACATTTTATCGTATATGCCACGGAAAATCGCAGCAGGTTCTATATCTATATTATTTACGACCCAAGAACGCATACTCTTAAAGTTTTTATCTCGAATAGACTTGAATAACGCAGTATATGGGTCAGAGACTTGCTTAGCTGCTGTTAGCGGGATGTTCAGAGTGCCAGAGATAGAACCACGCTGCATCTCATTGATGACCCTGCGCCAGTCAGGAGCGTGCCGCATGATGAGGTTTGCGATCACGTTATTATCAAACTGAACGTTCTCTTCTTTGAGAATATGTTGGGCGCGAGACATGAATTGCCCACACAACTGAACCATAACTGTTTTGTTAAAATTGAACTGGTATTTGGAACATCTAGAGTGAAGAGGTTCGATAATACGGTTCTCGAAGTTACAAGTCATAATAAAACGACAGTTCTTAGAAAACTCTTCGATGAACCCACGGAGAGCAGGTTGGGTCGATTGGGGATTGAGGTAGTCCGCCTCATCTAGGATGACAACTTTGTAACCACCCTGTAAGGATACCGAGGAAGCAAACTGTTTAATCTTACCACGTAGGGTATCAATGTTACCTTCTTCCGACCCGTTCACAATGATGTAATCTACGTCCAGTTCTTCACAGATAGCACGTGCGACAGTAGTCTTACCAGTACCAGCGGTACCAGTGAACATCATATTAGGAATCTCGCCACCATCGACGATTTTCTGGAAGGTGGTCTTCAGTTCTGTAGGAAGGATTGTTTCTGAAACTTTTGATGGGCGATACTTCTCAACCCAAAGGAATTCTTTGCTCATGTGTTACTCCATAATAAAATAAATGTATCTTTCAACGAGAGCTATTATACTACAATAACTCTCTCATGTAAATAGGTATTAATCAAATAAGTTAAATAAATCTAAAGATTCCCACGGCCAGTAGGTGTAACCAAAATGTCCCCACCTCGCGGTCTCTTTTAAGTTTATGGAAAAGAGATCGAAACGGTCAATGATTCCTTTGGGTGTCAGGTCAACAGTATCCAGAACCAATTTTACGAGGTCTTCGCGCACTTGTCCGTCCGCATAGATGTATAAACTAGTGGGTTCTTTCACACCAATAGCATAACTCAACTGAACGGTACAGTTACTCACACCAAAAGAATGAACAATATTCTTTGCGATGTAACGTGCCATATATGCGCCAGAACGGTCAACCTTGGTACAGTCTTTACCACTAAACGCACCACCACCATGTGGACAGTACCCACCATAGGTGTCTACAATAATCTTTCGACCAGTAACACCAGCATCACCATCAGGGCCGCCAATGATAAACTGACCTGTGGGATTAATAAGATATTCAGTTTGGTTATCGACCCAATCACCGAGACATTTTTTGATAAGTTCTTTTATATTAGTTCGTACAATCTCTATATCTTGCTTTGCGGTATGTTGCGCACTACAAACGACTTTAGACACTCGAAGAGGTTTACCTGTTTCAGCATAATCGACAGAGACCTGAGACTTGATGTCGGGGCCATACTTTGAATACGCACTAACACTTTCTATTATCTTTTTACTGAGACTAATTGCGAGAGGCATATAGGTATCGGTCTCTGTACACGCATAACCAAACATTAGTCCTTGGTCACCCGCACCGAAGTCATCAGTACCTAGAGCGATGTCAGCAGATTGACCGTGTAGTTCATTGTAAACCTTTAAGTTTCTCCAATGGAAACCATCTTGTTCGTAACCAATTTCATACACAACGTCTCGAACAATCTGTTCAATACGTTTCTTGTCAAACTTATCGCTCTTATATTCTCCAGCAAGGACTACCATGTTAGTAGTTACAAGGGTTTCG